CAGCCATAAAGCGTTCAGCAGGAACAGACCCAAAGTCACCTGAGGTACAACGCTATCTTGACAATGTAATAGACACTCGTGGCAGACCCACAATGGTATTCCCTGGCACTGCTGATCCGTTACAAGGATATCAAGAGGGAGGTGCAGTTGCTCCTGACTTAACTTATAGACCTCCTACGGTTGATCCTGGCCCTGATATTGGCATACCTCCGTTTGGTAACAGAAGAGATCCACTACCGACAACAGGCACACCTGCTTTTCAAGCTGCTACAAAACAAAAGTCTCAACTAAATGTTGCTCAGGGTAATTTAGCAGCAGCACAGCAAGAGCTATCAAGACTCCAACAACAATTAGCCAATACACCAATAGATGACGAAAAGGCTAGAAACGCTATTGTTGAAAAGATAAACCAACAAGCACCAAAGATTACCTCAGCAGAAGCTGCTTTGTCACAAGCCTCACAAGCGTTTCAGACAGCAGCCGTTCCAACATCAGCCGAAGCTGTTGGAGCAACAGTTACTACACCATCTGATGTTATAACACGACAGCCTGTCGATATAATGCAGGAGCAGGTAGGACAAACTATTGATCCTGCAACAGGACAGCTTACAGGTAGAATATCACCGATAGGCTTGACAGGCAGAACAACAGGTGCTGCAGACGTAGTGGAAAGAGGCCCTGCACGAACAGGTATAGAGAGAACAACGGATGCTGTTACAGCTCTTCAACCACAAGAACGCTTTGGACAAATATCTCAGAACGCTGTAGTAACAGCACAACAAGCTGCAACAGATGATCTTAACATAAAAGATGTACAGGCTGCTCAAGGCACAGGACAACAGATAACATCTCCTGCACAGAGAGCATTACAGCAAGGAGAGCTTGTATCAGGTGCAGCCAACGCAGAACAATCAGCACAGTTTCTTGAAGGTATAGAGGCAGCAACAGGTTCACCTTCTAGTGCTGCTACTGTACAGGGACAACTTACTAGCCTTATGACTCAGTTTGAGGGTGGTAAGCCTCCCACATGGGCAGCAGGAGCTATGCGTCAAGCCACAGCAGTTATGGCACAAAGAGGTCTAGCTGCTAGTTCTATTGCAGGACAGGCTATCGTACAGGCTGCTATGGAAAGTGCATTGCCTATCGCTATGCAGGATGCTCAGACTGTAGCACAGTTTGAAGCACAAAACATAAGTAACAGACAGCAAAGAGCTATGTTGGCTGCTCAACAAAGAGCTACTTTTCTTGGCATGGAGTTTACACAAGACTTTCAGGCAAGAGTACAGAACGCTGCTAGGATAGGGGACATTGCTAACCTTAACTTCTCTGCTGAACAACAGATAGCTCTTGAGAACGCACAACTAGCACAGACTGTTGACCTTGCTAATCTAGGTAACAGACAGGCTGTTACAATGGCCCAAGCATCTACTATATCACAGGCTGATATAAGCAACCTAAACAACAGACAACAGGCAGCCGTACAGAACGCAAAAAACTTTCTGGATATGGATTTTCGTAACCTTGACATATCGCAACAAAATGATATGTTTAAAAATCAATCCATAGTGCAAAGCATATTTACTGACGCTGCAGCAGAGAACGCATCACGACAGTTTAATGCAACAAGCGAAAATCAAACAAATCAGTTCTTTGCAAATCTAAAAAGTCAGGTTGGACAGTTTAATGCCAGTCAGTCAAACGCTATGGAGCAGTACAACGTAGGGCAGATAAACGCTCTCACACAGTTTCAGGAGCAAATAAACAATCAACGTGACCAGTTTAACGCTCAGAACGCTCTTGTTATAGCACAGGCTAATGCACAGTGGCGACAGCAGTTGGCTACAATAAACAACGCAGCTCTTAATGAATCTAACAGACAGAACGCACTACAGTCAAACAGTCTTACACAGAAAGGTCTTGACGAGATATGGCAGAAAGAAAGAGACTTGATGGCCTACGCATTTGCTACAGCAGAGAGTGCTGCAGAAAGACAGAATAATCTTTTACTTCAGAACATAAAAGGTGAAGCAGCAGGGGACTCTGCTTTTTCATCTGCTCTGGGTAGTTTTGGTAGTGCAATTATTACAGGACTATTTAAAAGTCCTAAGTTTTTTGGTTAAGGTAAACACATGAGAAATATTACAGATTATGCAGATACAGCACAGGAGACTATGCGAAAAGCTATTATGCGCTCTTTAAAAAACCCTCTTGACAAGAAAACAGGGGAAAAGATACAAGTTGCAGAGTCTCTCATGCCAAGACCACAGACACCACAGGACACACAAAATATAATAGGTGAGATGAGTCCTGAGTATGAAGCACACAGAAGAATAGTTGATATGCAGAAAGAACTAGCTGATATATCTCCTGACCAGATAGAGGAGTATCAGATTAGACCAGGGGACACCATCAGTGATGTATTAGAGAGAACAGGTATGACAATGGGAGAGTTTCTAGCTCTAAATGCAGGGACAACAGCTATGTCAGAAGAGGGTGAGCTGTACTCTGGTGACACATTGAGTATAGTGCAGAAAGATATATCAGACGAGGAGACTGAAATATGATGGAAGAAACACCACAGTTTGATGCTCCTATACCAGGGCAGTCTTTAACAAGTGAGCCTAAGCTTTATCCTTGGGAGAACCCACCACAGTTTGATGACCCAAAGGATGTTATAGAATTTTACATCAAGAACCTTGCTGCACAAGAGGTTATGGATGATATATTTATAGCGTTAGATGAAGGCTTCCCTCTAAACATACTGGTCAAAAGCATCTTGTCAACAGGTGTTATGGAAGGCATACACACAGTTGATGTCAGCTTGATAGTTGCTCCTGTACTGCACGAGTACATACTGGGTGCAGCTAGACTCGAAAACATCAAAGTAAAAGAGAGAGCAATCAGCAAAGACGAAAGATTAGCAGAGAAAGAGAAAGCTGCTCTTGCTGCCACTGTAAAGAGTAGTCTTGAGAAGTCAACAGATGACGATATGGGTAGAGCATTGTTAGAAGATGCACTAGAGTTTGTAGAAGAAGATATGCCTGAACCTCAACCTGATGAAGAGCCTATGGAGGAAGAGGCAGGGGAAGAAGAACCACAAGGACTAATGGCGAGAAGAGGAACATAAGATGGGGTTTGATGCACAAGCATTTGCTACAGCGTTCTTAACAGATCAAGCAAAAGAAATAAAAGCTCGATTTGCTAAGGCTGAAGAGTATGAAGAAGAACAAAAGAAGAAGGCCGAAAGAAACCTTACTATCTTTCAGAAAAGACGCAAGGAGAAAAACGTTCTCAAACAATACGCTGCAACGCTACAAAAGTTAGGTGCAACTAATGAACAGATAATGTACTTTGCAAAAGATGGGCCTTTAGCTCTTAAGTCAATACATGATGCTATGTCAGCAAAAGCTGCAAAGCTTGGTGAGAAACTGAGTGAGCAAGATATAAGTGAGATGATGGAGATACCTCAAGGCTTTGAAAAGGCTGCAGGTAAGTATAAGACTATAGATGAGTTTTTAGAGGCAAGTTATAGACTATCAGAGGAACATGACAAAGTTGAACCACCTGAGACACCTGAGTCAATAAAAGGTAATTGGCTACTAGGTGTTATGGGCATAGGTGCTAAGGATAACGTAGACAGAAAACTGGAGACAGAAAAGTACCTTGGTGACTTAACTATTGGTCAAATCAACAGAGTGGCAGCACAGGATGACTTTGTTAATGTGTTTGGTGATACGTTTGGTACGGCTGCATTAGATCCAACGGCAGGGCCTACTATTGTTAGTCAAAAGAATAGAATAGACCTTTATGACAAATACACCACAAAGAAAAATAGTAAACAGAATACCACAGAAAAAATACAAACTAGGGTTTTAGACCTAATAAAGAAGAAAGAGTATAAAGACGAGGACGGTCAATTAGCTATAGCTGTAACGGATGCAATTAAAAATGATAATAGAGAATCACTTAAGAATGAAGAGGCTCTAAAACTTTTTGATGCCTTCAATGACAACCTTAATTATGAAGCTCTAACAGAAACTATAAGAGGTTTAAACTATACTGCATCAGAGGTTACACAAATAGATGCTGAACTTGGTCAACTATATAAGAAGTTTAATCCCACAGATCAAACTGAAGAAACAAAAAAGAGTGAGGAAAAACCTAAACAAGAATCTAAAACAGGGTTAGAATCCTTTACAACAAAGTCAGAGGTGCAATCGGCCATAAGAAATAAAATACTAGATGGCTCTCTAAAAGAAGGTGATACTTTTAGGTTTATGTACAAGGGCAAAGAACAGTTTAATAAAATAACTAAGGAAAAAATAGATCAACTAGGTCTTGGAACAGATGACGTAAAAGAGGCTGTAAAGGAAAAAGAAGAGGAGACAACTGTAGAACCAGATATGTCTGAAGAACAGTTTAATGCCTTAGAAGAAAGAGTAGATCCTAAGCCAGGCATACTTTACGTAGCAGATCGTAACAAGTGGATAAAACAATACGGTAAAACACACAATGCTGATGGAACAAGAAAATCATACAAAGAGTACACAACAGGTCAGTCAGAAAAGCAAGGTATAATGACAAAAGGAGAACGAAGAAGAAAAGCTAGGACAGGGAATTAGTAATGGCTGAAGAGTTTGATTTATTTGGTGAGGAAGACACCGATGTAAAAACAAGACCATCAAAAGCAGAAGTTGATGACAAAGAGTTTGATCTTTTTGCCGATGATGACGATGACGAAGAAGACAATATTGTTGAACCCCTACCAACGACAGACAAAGATAAAGGACTAAAGGTTGACGAGGTAGTCGCCAACGAAAAGTTTGTAGATCGTATAAGAGACTATATGATAGACAGAAAAGGTAAACAATTTATCTCTATGGACTCAGATAAAGTTGTTGACCGATTTATAAATCACATGAGATATTTTAACACTAACGAGGGTTTCACCATTGATGAAGCTCGTTATATCTCTATGGCAGATGACGAGAAAAAAGCAAGGGCAGGAGAGGCTTATAAGATATACGATAAGCTAGGGAATGTTTTTGTAAATGATGGTCTGTATGGAGCTGTAGACGGTGTGTTTGATTACCTTGGTGCTATAGCAAGTTCACCATCTACTTATTTAGGGTTTGGTGTAGGAAAAGCTTTAACTCTTGGTGCAGGTAAACTAGGAACACAGGCTGTCAAAAAAATGGCAAGTGACGCTGTGCGTAAAACACTAAAAGAAGCAGCAGAAAAAGGTCTAAGTAAAGAGGCCAGAAACGAACTTGTTAGAAAGGCCAAAGATGACATAATACATAAGGCTGTCATAGGAAGAACAAAGAGAAATGTTGGTATAACTGGTGCGTTAGATGCTAGTGTAGCAGGTGGTCAAGACTATATGTTACAAACAGATGTCTTGATGGAATCAGAAGCACAAGAAGTATATAGTCCTCTACAAACAGGACTGTCAATGTTAGGTTCAGGTTTAGGGACAGGATTATCTATATACTCTATACCAAAGATAACAGGAGCTGATAAGAGAGGGACATCAGGTAATATTGTAGAGAAGATAGAAAAGGCCAACAAGGTAAAACAAACAGAGATAAAAGATGAGAAGCTGAGACAGCAGCTAAACAAAAAGTATTTATCTCAACTAAAAAAGAACGCAGAAAAACTAGACACAGAAACACCAACTGAGTTTGAGATTGTTTTAAAGTCAAAGAAGGCTGAATTAAAAACAGCAAAGTCAGCACTAGACAAGGCTAACAGAAGAATAGGACAGCTAAAGAGACTAAAGAACCCAACCAAGAAGCACCTTGAGGAACTAGCAAAACTAAAAGAAAGAGTTAAACCAAACAGTAATCTCAAGAAAAGTGGTGTTGATAACGACCTTGTAAAAGATGTAAAGAGACTAGAGGCAGATGTTAAGAAGTTTGAAAAGAGTAAAGTTAAAGCACCAATAAGTTATGAGGGTTTCCCTGAGTTAGTAGCAGAGGGTAAAAAGCTCAACGAAGTGCCTTTAGATGCTTCAGTGATTAAGTTTCTACTGGGTAAGTCTGAAGACTCTCCCCTTGAAAAAAATATAGTAGAGTTAGCTGAAGAAGCAGGTGCAAAGTTTAGAGCAAATATGAACGCTGCACAAAAGTTTGCTTTGTCTTTTAAATACTTAGACCAAGAAGTTATTGACGAAGTATCAGACTTAACAAAAGAGAAGTTCGGCATATGGCTAGGTGATGCTCTGGATACAAGCGTAAATGCCACAACCATAGGACACAGAATAGCTCTGTCAGCAAGTACAGCAGGGGAGATACTAGAGTCCTTCAAGTTAGTGCAGAACAAGCAAGACAAAGCTCTTGTTAAAGGCTATGCTGATGCACTAAAAGAGGGTAAGATAACAGCAGACGATATAGCAAAAGAAGTCGAAGCTGAAACACGTTTTGGCAGAACAGCGTTACCAAAAGGTAATAAAGTTGGATATGCACAAAATGTATGGAAGAGACTTCTTGTTTCTGCTCCAAGCACAACAGCAGCAAACGTCTATGGTTTTGGTCAGTATTATTTAGCAAACTCTGTAGCAGAAGTGCTGCAGGGTGGTGTATACTTTTTAACAGGTGACGTTGCTAAGTCAAAGGCACTGTTTGATTTACAAGTGCGAAAGTTTAAAAACTTAGTAGACCCATACAGCACACTCGACACCTTCAACGCTTTACTAAAAACAGACGATGCCTTTGGTAAGTTCTTGACAGAAACTATAGCAGGTGGTGTGCAGAAAGCACAGAATAGATACGGCTTTCCAGAGGGTGACAAACTTTTAAACAACATAGAGAAAACAACAAAGGCAGCTCAAGCTATATCCCTTGTTAATATGCAAGACTCGCTAACAAAAAGTCAGATGTTAGTAAATAGTATTGACAAGTATTTGAGACTACAAAAGAACAAGACATTTGACCAAGTTCTTGAACAGGGTAATTTAGTAGACATAGATCAAGACGTTATGGATAGAGCGTTAGGGGAAACTCTTAGATCAGTGTTTGCTGAGGACTACACACAAAGTAAAACCTTTGGAGGGTTAGCAGGTAATCTTGCTAAGGTTGTTGAGACAGCATCTAACTCCCCTGGTATAGGTTTTGTATTGCCGTTTGGTAGATTTATGAACAATGTTGTTGCTACAGCGTATCAATGGAATCCTGTTACAGGTGGTATGGAGATGGCAGCAGCGTTGATGAGCAACAGACCTGATAAGAAACTAAGAGCAACAGAGGCTTTCTCTAAGGCCACAGTGGGAGGTGCAGCACTTGCATACGCTATGGACTTTCAAGAGGAGCAGCAGAAGAAAGGATACGCTTACAACGAACTAGATACAGGAACTGGAGAGGTTACAGATATAACTAACGTCTTTCCTCTATCTCTTCTGATGATTGCAGGTAGAGTTGGTATGAAGATGCGTAACGGAGAGACTGTTGATAGAGATTTAGCAAATGAGTTTGGTAAACAAATAGCTATAGGTCAAGCAGCCACAGACTTACAGTTTGGTAACGACATATCAAGAATACTTACACTAGCCTTTAACGAAGATCCTGAGTTTAAAGGTAACACTCTACCAACGCTACTAGAGGGACTATCCTACACAGGGGGTAACATAGTAGCAGGTGCAACACGACCTCTTGATGTTATTAATAAAACTTTTGGATACGCACTGGCTGAGGTATCACCTTATGATGTTACACCACAGGTTGACAAAAGATTAGCGAAGGGTGCAGGACAAAAGTTTGGATATAACGCTACAAAATATGTTGACAACATTATTGAGGGTGTTGCCAGTGTTGTAAACGGAAAGACAGTTTTACTTGGAGATGAATTAAGAGTGGCTGCAAGAGAGGGAAGTATATTTGATCCTAGTCCATACAGGACGTTTACAGGCCAAAGAATCAAACAGGCTCGTACAAATGCCAACATTGTGTTCGGTATGGTTGATAAACCTGAGTGGAAAACAGGATTGTACACAGGAGTGCCAGAGTATGACAGAGTTGCCAACAAGATAATAGCACCACTGATAGAGCAAGAATCTGAAATGCTTTTGAAAGATGAATCTTTTATAAATGGAGATGGTGACTTTAAACGTAATAAAGTTAATAAAATGCTAACTGAAGTTAAATCGAGAGTAAATAATTATTTATCTGCAATACCTGAAAGTGAAGCAGGACTTAACTATAGAAAGAAAAAGTTATTAAATCAGAAAAAATACTATGTCAAAAAAGCTAGAGACATAATAGGTGTCGAAGGCACTAGCATAAGAGATTTAACAGAAAAACAGGTAGACAAGCTAGAAAGCACTATAGAATATCTAAGAGCTTTAGACAAGAGGTAAAAAAGGGGAGACTAAGCTCCCCCTAAGTTTAATACCATCTAGTGTATAAACGGCTTGGATCTAAACTAGACCATGAAGATGAGTAACCTGATACTCCAAGAGCTTTTAGCTCCTCTCGTACAGCTTCATCGGCAGACTTTCGTGCTTCCATAGCAGATTTAAGACCTGCCATTTTTTTATCACGATAAGCCATTTTCATATCTCTGAGTTGTGATTCCAACTCTTCAATTTGTTTTCCCATTTCCTCAAGACTAATTTCACTTTCCATACTTTTCTCCTTTGATTTGAAAGCTTTTTCTGCTTCTGCCCTCGCTCTGTTCATCCAACCTCTCCAAGTTTTGATAATATGCGACATTGAAGCCACGCTCCCATTCTTTAAAAGCTGTGCTTTTTGGGTGAAAGGGATTACCCTTTAGCATCTTTGAACCACCATTAATCCTGCCCTGTTTAAAGACGCTAAATCCTCTATCAAATGGTTTCATCATTACTCACAAAATTTACTCTATCCGAACACGCTATGATTAATACTTGACTATTTGGGTAAACGTTATCAAGATGTTGTTTAAGTGTGCTACTTATATGCTCACTATTTTTGGATATATAATCTGTACAATCTTTTTTGTTAGAGAAATAACTACCCTTATACTCTAGGTTTTCTACAACACCATTAAATAATATAGTGGCAAATATAATTACTATTGTCATGTTATGTCCACAATCTCACAACTGTCACCTGAACAAGCAAATGTTTGAGAGGATTGTGTGTTGTCCTCTTGTTCATAATTCTTAAAACCATTCCAATCTATATGTCCGAACTCACGGCTAAAATCATTGTATACCTCTTCTGTACACTCTTGATAGGGTGCTTGTTGATAAGTATGATCGGAGTGTGGTAAAAACGATACACCAGACATTTCATCAAAGTGCCTAAACACAAACGCACCTACTTCCATCCACTCTTCATCTCTCACAGAAATGGTCACAGACGGCTTGTGTTCACACCAGTGTCTCTGATATGTGAGCCACGTTTCTAGCTGTTGTATGGCTGTCATATCGTCCCTCAAGACAGATTTTCTAGGTGATTTCATAGGAAAGCTAAATACCGTTTGCGTATCAGGTTTCATAAAGTCAGCTTCACTAGGCACACCACTATCTATTAAGAAGTTAGTAAGAGGATCTTTATTATCCCCCCTGACAGTCCTAATATAATAACTGCTATGACGAGGGTGGATACCACTGCTTGAGTCAACAAGCTGTGATACTGTCCCACTTGGTTTGACACAGGTGATGGCTGCGCTTTCTGGTATTCCAAAGATTGCTGCCCACTCTTTGTTCGTTTCAACTGCGATTTGTCTAAGTTGTTCGAGGGTTTTGTCGAGGCCATGTTTTTTTCCACTTGTTAGTTCGTTATCCATTATACCTGTAAGGCTAACACCAAGTAGTCTTTCCTCTTCTGTGTTATCTTTCCATACCTTACGTAGATAAGGGAACTTAGTCAGCGTAGACTGTGCTGTACCAAGTATAGTGGCTAACATTACTTTTCTTTTTAAGTCATCAAACTTATCTTTCTCTCGTATCACCACTTCAGTTAAATTACAAAATTGATAGGGTCTAAGTATTATTTCACTGCAAGGATTAGTACCAAACTCATGGTCAGGACTTCTTCTGCCAAACTTCTTTGCCTGTTCTTTTGCTGATGTCCTATTAAATATACCACGTTCTCCTGACTTAGACTCAACAAGAGATGTCCACTCTCGTAAGAATGTTTCTCCGTCAGGCTTATCTGTGTAGCATACAGAATTGTTTGCTAAGGCCATTTGTGGTGCTGTCTCCCACCACTTACCACTCTTTGCGTGACGCATACGTCCATCTGATAGGTTAGATAAACTTATCATAGCTGAACGTCTTACACCACCTGATACAACAACCTCTCCAACTTTACACATCAGGTTGTGGCAATCATAGCTTGATAGCTTACGTCCTGCATTGTGTTTAAATACACTTACAGTAAAATTAAAAAGGTCAACCAAAGGTGCAGGGCCACTGGCTCTACCACCAAATATTTTTAACCTTGAACCTGCAGGTCTAACTCCTGACACATCCCATGTTGGCACTTCCCCCATATACAAGTGTCCTATTAGTTTACGGAAAGACTTTGCCCAACCTTCCTTGCTATCCTGGACTTTTATAACCGTATCAACAGGCTCTAGTATTTCAGGTATGTCAGGTAATTTACTCACATACTGTCTTTCCACAGAGAATCCAACACCTGTACCACACAAAAGTATGTACATAGCCTCATCAAAAGACTTAGGGTCATCCACAGGAAGATAGCTGCAATTATACCCTGCTGTATTATCTCTCTCAAGGGCAAGACCTGCTGTCATCAACGCTCTCATAGATGGCATAACTTCTAGTTTAGTTATAGCATCTTTTATTTGTTGCACAGGTAAGTGTCCTTTAACTTTTAAAGAAATAAAATCAACATATCTATTAACAGTTTCTTCCCATGTTTCTCTTCTATTTTCATTTGGCAACCATCTTGCGTATCGTGAAATAGCTATAAACTTTTGATAATCATTCATTTTTTTACAACCTTTATATTATTAACTTCAATGTCATCCATATCGTATAGTATGTCTTTTATAACATCTTTAACCATGTTTTCCGTTTCTTTACGTCTTAGCGATTCATCACAGGTAACAGGTACAAGACTAGACTCTTCATCTATCTCAACTTCAATTAGAATCTTTAGTTTCATTTAATTCCTCTTTAAGTTTGTCTATCATTCTTTGTATGTACCATTTAGCCTTTTCTAAATCTTCAATAGGCTTACCCTTATAATGCCATCTCCAAATGTATTTAAAAGAAGCTAACCAACAATACGATACGAAAGATGACACATTTGCACCTTCCGACATAGCGTTCATAGCATCAATGCACTCTATACGTCCTGTTGTATAGTGTGGTGGATTATTTACTTGGTCTACTTCCACTTGCTCAGTATGCCTAGTTGTATCTTTTTCTTCTTTTCTGTCAACCATTTTTTAGGTATCTCCCTCTCTGTCCATTTGAATCCATACTTGTCACACCAATCACAATATCTAGTAGTAGAGCCTCTATTTATTGGGTTATTAGCGTTTTGAAATAAAAATCTTATATCTAACTCAGGATACTGTTCTTGTATTAGTAGATGTTTTACTCTGTCTTTTGGTCTGAACCACCCTTTCGCCTCAATAATAATACCATTGTTAAGAATAAAGTCAGGCTTGTATAATCTGTACATTTGGATTGCGTATTTGATAGATAGTTTTTCGTACCTAATTCTTTGCTTTTGAGAGCGTAAAGAATTTGCAACAACTTCTTCAAATTTACTTCTGAACTGTATCTTTGGCATCAGCAATCTTAATGTAGTTTATTAAAGGTGGATTGCTAGACCGTGATACCCTTGAAGGTAAAACTTGTAGATTATCCCAACACGTTTCTCTATAATTGCATAAGCTGCACTCTATACCTAGTTTTAAATTACCACTAGGTTTACCATAGTATGTCTCCTCTATGGGTTCGTAGCATCTTTCAAAAGGCTCGTCATTATCTATGTAAGATATTGTATCCTCTATCTTTTGCATCTCTGTGTCTACATCTACATTACTCGCACTAATATATTTAAAATTACCATTTGCTTTGTTCACAACCCACCAACCACCAACAGGCACACCTCTAGCCTTTGCGTAGCCAACAAGTTGTGAAACATAACCGAAACTGTCTTTACTGCTCAACGTTTCAAAATCAACAAATTTATTTTCATATGCCCAAGGTGAAGTTGATTTAACGTCATCTACTTTACCATTTAAAACTAAATCGTATGAACCTTCAATGTCCCTGTTCTTAGTTTTTAACACAACCTTTTCACTATCCTCAAACTCAACCTTAGACGCTCTAAGTAAACCCTTAAATACAGCTTCAACTATATCGCCTAACATCATGTTTATTATAAAGAAAGGGGAGTCAGGCAGCTTTGATTTAGGATCATTTTTCTCAAACCACAACTGACATCTCTTCCTTCCAAGGTTAGACATACGTAATCTAAACTCTCTTTTTTCACCTGAGAGTTGACGAGACAAAGCGTCCTTAATATCTGCAGCCACAGTATCAAGTATACTATCATCAATGCTAGATTTACCTAGCATCACTTTTTGTAAAAACGAATGTATCGCCAACTCAGCAGGATGGTTCATCTAGTCCTCGTCAATCTCAACAATGTTAGAAACTATTTCAGTTTCATGTTCAGACAACTCGTCAGGTCTACGGTTCTCTTCCCACTTGCTGAGAGTTATTGAGTTCATAGATTCAACCCACTCGACAAAGTTATTCAAAGTCTCTTCATCATCACTCGTAATTTCAACTAAGTCCCCCAACTTAGTTTTAATGATTGCATAGGTAGCACCACTAGGAATACTCTTTACTTCAGAAGATAAATGCAAAAGATGTTGAATGGGTAGACGGTTTTTCCTTTGTATTTGTGAGAACATATCCGTCATGGCTTTGAAGCTATCACGGTTCTTTATTCTCATCAAGAAAGGAAACTCTTTTACCTCTACGACTTTTCCATTCGCATCTTTTGGATTGTCGAGTGTACACAGACCAAAGACAATCTTATACCTGTCTGTTGCCCTCATAAGGTCTTGTGTCTCTTGTGGCAGCGAACTAAAATCTTTAACATAACCTGAAGGTCTACCACAGTTAAACCCCCCATAGTTGTCCTTCAAGTCACCTGTTAAAGATGTCGCCATCACAGTTCGTAACATTCGTCCTTCTCCCCCATCAGACCTCTGGTAGTTTTTATCATACCGTTGGAATTGAAACCTCTGCATAAAAGGACGAATTGTTATTTTGTCGCTGTAATAAACAGTATCATCTGGAAACACAACTGAGTAAGACCCTGCTTTTACCACAGCGACTTCCATTGTCTCACCCTCTACTTCCTTAGTTCCCATCACATTTTGATGAACCTGTTTAACCTCTGCTAGTGCTGACGTACTTCGTGCAGGTACGTTAGACATACCCATCAACTCTGCCAAATCAGAACTAGACTTTCCTATAACTGCTAAAGTATTATCCACTTTTATATTACTCCTGTTTAATAAGTTTTAAATTATATCAGTCAACGTCTTTTACGTCAAGCCAATTATGTCCCATTTTTGCCTCAAGTAGTAAAGGAACATTCATATCCATATTATAGGTTGTTTCTATAATACTCTTTAAATTTTTATTGACGTATTTGATGATGTTCAACACAGTCTCAACTTCTGATGGGTGAACATCCAACACCACAGAGTCGTGTACACTATTTACCAGTACACTCTTTAATTCATCTTTCCTTAACAACTTGTCAATCTCTAACAGTATTAAAGGAACTATATCACCTGTTGCAAACCCCTGAACAGGATAATTTTTTATCATAGTAAAATGTGTAGGTGAGCCACTTGCTCTTCTCTCTACATCAGGGAAAGCGTACTGCCTACCTGACGGAACTTTAACTCTACCTAAGTTTAACGCTTCATCTCCTAGCTTTTTATGCCAAGCTGCTATGCCCTTGTATTTATCCATAAAGTGTTTGTAATATGTAGCCTCAGCTTTTGTCCTACCAAACCCAGTAGCACCGTATAGTGGTGCAAAGGTGTGGGCCTTGGCTTCTTGCCTAGAAGTAGATTGCCCTGCCTCAGTGATGATTTTAGCCGTGTATGAGTGAACGTCAAAACCTGTAGACACTTCTTGCATAGCTGTCCTGTCTTGAGATAGTAAAGCTGCAACTCTAAACTCTAGCTGTGCAAAGTCTGCCTCTAATATTTTACCACCTTCCCAACGAGATATAAACACCCTCTTCACAGGGAATGTCCCACCTCTAGGCATATTCTGCATATTAGGGTTACGTCCACTAAACCTACCTGTTGATGTAACGTGCTGCGTCAAACCAACGTGTAGAAACCCATCATCTTTTGTAAAGTTTTCTATGCCCTCTACAAAGGACGATAGATAACTAGACACAGCACTTTGTCTTTTTAGGTCTGACAAAAATGTTTCGGCTGTTGTCATACCTTTTGTTTTAGCAATATTGATTAACGATTCCAGGTTGCCCTTGCTTGTTGAAAAGCCATTGGCACTAACCCAATCCTTTGACTTTGGAAAGAACCCAAGTCCTGCCATCTCTCGTAGCTTTGTTAGTTTGTACCCTCTAGTATCACACTCAGGACATCTAGTAGGCTTGGCAAATCTCTGACCATCTTTCTTTATCTTGTACACCTTACCATTACCATGACACTTCTGACATATACTGGCCTTCGTCTTAACCATCATTCCACTATTTTCTCTGACAATCTTTTTAAAGTCATCAGCACCATCAACATTATCAAAAGCTATTGCCCACTTCTTTTTATCAAACAATATCCTAGAGTATATAACCTGACTAACTTGTTCAGGTGAGTTAAGATTTATAGGTGTGTCCCCCATCAACTCCTTGACTTGTTTTTGCAGCCTTCCTTCTATGTCCGTTAGTTCAATCTCAAAGTTCTCTCGCACCTCAGCAAGAGCATCTTTGTCTATCTTAAATCCGTTCATATACATCTTTGTTAAGCACTTACACACTTCGTTTGTTAAGTCTCTTACACTCACCAAGGACTGTGACTCAGGTTTTTCATACTCGTCCAATAATCTCCAATACAAATTCTTAGTAACTTTTAAATCAACACTTAAATACT